CCACCAGTAGCGATGTTCTGCTACGGATCAAACCGTAGGATTACTCCCACGGACCCAAGTTGTACCACAGCGGGACTAAGATCCGAGAAATCCGGATTTTAGTAAGGCCTCTTAGAGTATAGGTATTCCCATACTCTCTCTCAGAACCACACCAAAGACGAGCGAGTAGCATGCCCGTCCCTTCACTGTCTCGGGTTACCCCGATTTCAGTCACTGCCCGGACGAGGAATCCTTCGAATCCTCGTTCGGCAAGGCTTGGCGTTGCTTCATCGAAGTTTCCGATGAGGCCGACGTCCCCGATGCCACGGGAGATGACAAGGCGAAGATGCCTTGGAATCCTCGAGCAAAGGTGACGCCAACAAGGTAGCCACCGGACATCACAACTACGATAAGAACCGTAGCGATGAGCCAGGTTGCGGATATTGTTAGCCAGCTTATAAAGTGCTTGAACATTGTGAAGTTTCCCTTTAAGGAAAATTGGTTTACAGTCGAGAGAGTCATAGTAATGCGAACCACAGGATTCACGGAAGCAGCCTTCAGAGAAACTTTTCTGTTGGTTGACCCTGAACCCAAGGAAAGCGCAGAACGATGAAAAGAGTTTGTAGCAGGAAGACGGGATAATAACATCATCCCCGAATACACTCACATCAGTTGTTGACTGATGCAACATCTCGCACACTGCTACGGCAGCAGCATAAAAGATGAGTGATTCAAGTTCAAACGTGTAACCATTCCCCATACTGGAGAATTTGTTCCACACAAGAACCTTCCCTGCGTCCATGCCTATTGTAGACCTAGTGGCCTTCAAAATCGTAAGCCATCGGTGAGGGATAAGTTCCTCAACGACGGATTTCGAGATGGAGTCACTAGCAGAGCTGAAATCAACCGTAGCAAGGCTGTCGTCGTGAGAAGACCGCCGAGCTAGCTCTTGATTTCTGGTCTGTGAGTTTAAGTCTACACCCTGTCTCCGAAGTCGACGACGAATCATCGAACCGATAGATTTTTGAAAGAACAGGTTAATACCCGGTTCGATCGCGATCACTCGGTCCGTCTTCGAGTTCTTCGGAACTGTGACAATTACGTTCCCGCCCTGGAAGGTGAAGCAGCCGCTAATGTTGGATTTCTCCAACGTTTGCAGGTGCGACGCCCACAAGGGGTAGGCCGATTCAAACCACGGCTCTACAAAGGAGTACAAATCGCGCGTTATTCCAGTTTCACACTGGAACTTGGTTACAGCCGAGACGTCTTCACCTTTTAACAAGGTGGTGACACCCGGCCCCCAATTTGCCTTATCAACAAATTCATCTGCCGAAAAATCACCGAGAATCATATCTATTTTCCGCTTGACTGCATTTAGCAGCCAGACGTTGGGCCCGTTGTATTGCGGGTCCAAAGATAAGTTTCGAAAGCGATTATTCGTTTGACCGCATAGTTCCTCATACTGATGGAATTTCTGCATGGCGGCATCTTTCTTACTAACCGGCAGCTTCAAAAAATCTGCTTTCAGTAGGAACTGTGTCGCTAAATAGTCATTTCTGAACGACTCCCCATCGATGTAATGATTAGGGTTAACCTCAAGACTCACTAGTTGCTCGTGCTCCTTTTGGGAGTAGAGTAACCAGACAGTCAGTGAACGAGGCGTGTTCAGAGCAAGAAGAAAGTCGTAGACGGCAACATCTGTGGCAGAAGTGCTTACGCGAAACGTTTGAGCAAGCTTAGCTAGCTCAGTATTACGCATCTTAGATGACATAATAGATCCCAATCGGAGTTGTGTGGACGAAAACTTAAAGACCTGGGTTACTTACCAGATCGTTTCGTTGTCGTTCAACGCGGCTTGAAACGCCGCGCTGGCGAGGTAGTTCTTGACGTACGCAGCGAGATCTTTACGCTGGGCTTGAGAAGAAC